CATCGTTATCCATGTAGAAGCGGATGCCAGGACGGAACTCCCAGAGTTTACCCCAAAGATCCTCAAAGCCAAAGAGCTTCACGGGGTACTGGTCGCCAATAGTGGCATCAGTGTAGTACACATTACCACTACCGTCGCCCAAATGCTTCAGCAAACCCATAGGCACGTCACGCGCAGCCTCCCATGAAGATGTCTGGAAGCCGGCACCGATGACGCTCTGTGAGTTCAGATTACCATAGCGGGCCTGGAACAGCGCGTTAATCAGGCAATGGAAGCCGTAGTTAGCCAATCCCCACTCTGAACCGAGCAACTGAGCGGCAGCCCAGAACTGGCTCATTGTCTGTGAGTGCTTCGGAGCCTTGTCGGGACGGGAGTGTGCCTTGTTGTTGGCATCGTAGCTGATCTTGTATGCACCTACCCAATGAGGTGAATCGAAGACCTTGCCACCGTCGATAGGCACAGTACCACCGAAATGCAGCGTCTTACCCTCACCCTTGAAGTGGCAATCAGGTACATGTACCATCGTCTCGCACACCTGTTCAAGTGCAGTAGTAAACGCCGTGCCATCGGCAAACTTCGTCCAATCAGCACCATTCAGTTTGGCAGCATACACCTTACCATCTTTGATAAAGAAGGCATAGCCACCCATCTGAGACTGATAGAGTTCAGCAGCACCACGATTATTGACCACAAAGGCCGGATTAGAGTTTTGCTCCAGTGTAAAGCTGGAAGCGAGCGCACCAACAACAGTAGATGGAATGGCACTGTTGTTCACCTCTTCGGGCGTAGCCTCGTAGAGATTGTCCTGACTGGTCATACACAGCACCTTGGCTATGTTTTCACCAGACGCAAGAGAAGTTTTCGCTTTTTTCATCTTTTGTGAATATTAAAGGGTTATTACTATGTTCTTACAGCGAGTTCATGGCCAGATGCAGACTGGAACACCTCTCCTGACGGGTCAGCCAGGATGTCGTAGGGTCCACGAATGGAGCAACGAGGATCCACGATGAACTTAGTGCCGGCATTATCGTAGATGTACTGTCTTGGTACCACGACTTCCAGGCCATAGGCACCCAGCGGCACCGGCGCGTCATTGCTACCCTGGCGACGTACCGCCCAATCGCACATCAGCCAATGACGTTTCTGTTCGAGCGTCATGTCATCATGCTTGGCCACATGTACTATCAGGCCAAAGGTCATAAAGGAGTTCTCGGCAAACACTCGGTCGCCTCCATAAGAGAATACCGTAGGTATTACCTTCGGATAACGCCACGCGATGCAGGCCGTTGCCTCATTAGGCAGGTCTGGAGCCGCTGTTGACGTACCGTTAGCAATACCGATACGACAGCGCACCATCAGATTGTCTATGAAGTCTGCGTCGATAGACAGCGTAGCCGTATTCTTTCCGCTGACATACCAGAGGCAATCATTATTGATGGTCAGCCAATGCACACCATTATCAACAGAATAGTCCCAGAACCATGCTACTGCATCCGTTTTGTCAGCACTGCCCTGACGTGCTTCTGCCTCGAAGGTGTAGATAGTCGTAGCGGCATGAAGCGGGAAGTGCTTACGGGTACGATCACACAGGATATTGATGCTCCACTGCTCATCAGCCTGTAGGATGGCCGACAGCGGCAGCGTATCAGACAGCACGAAGGGCGACGATGTACGAGTGTCGGTAAAGCGGCACTCACAATAGATGTTCGCTCCCAGCTGATGTGTGAAGTTCTTACGGACATACAGGATATTACCGGCAATGTAATAGTCCTGAGTTGAATCGGTGGAAGTCACCTGCACCCCATTGACATACCAGAATATCTGAGGCACGAGTGTATCAGTATTCAGGTTGTTGTCTGGGTCGATGATACTGTAAACCGCTTTCAGTCGCAATGCGCCATCTGTCTGTGTACCGTGTTCATCAATGACCGGCACAACAGAATGGTCAGGAATCCACTGCTGCACCGTCTGACGATAGAACTGCACAGTTGACAGGCCACCCAGCACCTCAATGTGCATTGCAGTGTTGAGCGGTCTGTAGGTCGTAGTGACTGCCAGCGGTTGAGAGTTATTCAGTCTTTTCATACTTTACTATTTATACCCATCCGAGAACGGCTGGAAACAGTGACTAAACAATGCTATACAGCGAGCAGGTCATCATCCATGAGCGACTTGATGACGTATTCGACAATGGCTTTCGGCGTGATAGAGATAGCCTTACCCTGGCTATTGACACCCAGCAAGCGCACAATGTCAGAACCGGCATTCGTAGCACTGGCATCAAGGGCAACATAGGTGTTTGCGGCATCGGTAGAAGTAAGGAACGGCGTAAGGTCGATCTGACCAGTCATCGGATCCCATGATTCACCATTCCAAACATAGTTGGTGCCGGCGGGAATCTTATCATTAGCCGCTACCACGTTATACATGTGGCCTTTCTTCAAGTCAGAAGACGGCAGATGAGCATAGTCGGCCACCTGTCCCTCATAGGAGATAGCGGCACCCAGAGAAATGATTTTTGCCAGCAGCTCTGCAATGGCAGCCTGCACCTGCGTAGCCACAAGGCCGGTGATAGCCGTCAGCGTCACATCCTTTGCCTTGCCAGAAAATGCCACGTCAGCACACTTCTCTTCGATGACATTCTCAATATCCTCCTTGGTGGTGGTGTCATCAATAATCGTGTCGATATTGATGGCCGTCGGCTGCTTACTCATGGTAAGACGGAAGAAAAGCGACTTAGACGGTGACAGCACCTTGAATGAGAGATTAAGGCCAACGACCTGGCTTTGGAACACTGACCAGTTTTCCTGGTCCTTACTGGATTCTACCGTTACGAGGTGGAATCCCTCAGTCGGGAAAGTGCAATCAATGATAACACTCCCTGCGAAGATGTCTGAGACATACTTCGGGTGCTGGTAGGAGATAGACAACTGTGACATACTAAATAGGGTTTAGAATTTTATTTATTTTTGAGCAAAGATAGATGGAAAGACGCAGGAGTTAGGGACAAAACTCCCAGCAGAAAAACGCTTGGCACAGTGGAAAGGCACACTAATCACCTAATGGAAGGCACATGCCCGACATGTTTGTAAGATGATAGCGGCAGCCTATATAGAGCGAGTCAAACGCATCTGTGCCGTCCGTTCTGTACTCCAGGCGTACTGCATCGTCTGCGTCTTCAGAGAGCTTTTCACCTGCTTTATTCTTTCTAAACCCTTTATAGCCGATAGACACCTCCGCATTCTGCATGGCAATAATCAGGGCCTCGTTATTCTCACGATTGATGCGGATAGCAGGGTAGGCCACACCAGCCAGCGACTCGTTGATATCCTTATACTTCATTTCGTGGGCCATCGGTGATCCCATGTCAACAGGCCGTACAGACCAACCGTATTTCGTCAGTTCGTTAATGACCACATCCTTGAAGTCTTCCATACCTTCGATGGCATAGCCCTTGAACTTGGCTGTTGCATCATAGAAATAGATGACCTCACGGCATTTCTGCATCTTAGGCTTATAGTAGTGATGCCAGTCGCCCATCAGCTCACGCAGCTTACGCTCATTCTTGACATACATACTGGAGAGCACATTGAGACATTCCTGGTTATCCCTGCGATAGAGTTGCCCAGTCACCACCCAGTTAATGTTAGCGTTGTAGTCCATGCTGATATACAAAGGCAGCGCGTCCACTACGTCACCATCCAGAGTGCAGTCTTTGATCTGCTGTAACTCGCCAAAGTCGGGAGTCTCGTACTCTTCTTCAGTAGCAGAGCCACCGAGCACAGTCATAGCTTTCTTTTTCGTGAAGCTGCTGTCAATGGCCGGACAGTCATCTGGAATGTAGCCATGCACATTTTCTATATCGAGATTAGAATAGAAACCGTCGTTAGTCTTTGCCACCTTTTTATTAAGAATAGATATGGCAAACACGACAGGAGGGAGGTCACGCGCCATTCTCGCTATGTACGACTCTCCGACGATATCTACATTATCTAAGGTACTGACACGCCAAAACGCAAAAGCGTTACACTGTAAGGTACGGATTTTCTTCTGGTAGGACTTCGAGTTAAGAATCATCTGCATGTCGAAATCCTGATCAGGTGTAATCAGATACTTATGGCAATAGAGTAATTCCGCTTCCTCTGCATCAATCAGTTTATAGTTGATAGCCATATCGAGCATGGCCTTATTGATACGCTGGCCATAGTTCGGCAGGATCTTGAACGGGCCTTCGTGGTTCATCATGGCCTGTGCCTTGATACGGATGGCATCTATCTCATCCTGACGGCAAAGGATAGGCACACAGCCGTCACGCTTGGCATTACGCAGCAGCTCATTGTAGAAGATGACACGCTCTGCATAGTCTTCCAACTCAGCCTGTATCTCCCGATAGGTTTTGTTAGTCAATGGCCCCGTATCAGGGTGCATGTCGAGTTTGCTTTCCTCATTCTCCAGCCAGTTATTCTTTGATGTCAGACTCGCATCAGAGGCAAAGAAAGTAGATTTGAAAAGTGGGTTTGCATCAGAGAAAGACGGGTCGCCCAACGGATGCACGATACCTGACAATGCCGGCATGACTTCACCATCCAGTTTGGACTTCGACATAAACTTGCACTCATCGGCCACGATGGAATTTACCGTCAGCGAATTGGCCGATCCCGTGACTGCCATAGAAATGAGTTGCCATATTGTGCCATTAGCGAACCAGATGCAGTTATCCCAGGTTTTCGGTTTGATGATTGGACTCGGCACCCATCGTGGCGGTTTGCCCCACCCGAAATGTACTGACTCGCGGATGCCAAAGAAACGCTCAATGGCGGCAATGGTGCCAGGCACGGTACGGGTATAGAGCTGTTTTCTGGAGTTTCCTAACCAAATATTCGTAGCACGAGGCATAGACAGACTGACGCGATAGATGCGAGGCCCGATAGAGCCATCAGTCTTACCGAATCGTCGGCTACCAAGCAAGCGACCGTCTCGTACATTCATCAGGTACATCAGGTACTGCTTGTGGTTCATGTAAACGTC